CCCTGCGATTAAATACTGCCCCTGCTCTGAAATCTTAACCATGCGCGGGTCGTTATATTTTCGGCTAGTAGTTGTCAGAGAGTCTGCACCAAACTTAACGCCGTCTTTATCTTGCACGGCGATAATCGTGGTCACTTTTTATTTCGTTCCTGTTGCAGTTCTCCGAAAGTCCTGCCCGCCATTTTCTTATTGAAGTGTTTTATATTGTTTGCAGGTATCCCGATTTTATTACTCGGTAAAGTAATCGCTAACAGGTCTGACGCATCCTGAGTCGAGTAACCCGCATCAAGTATCGCCGCATCGTCAGGAAAGACCTCGGCGTGGCGGTCTGTATCTTTATTTATTAGGTGATCTTCTTTCCCACCCATAGAAAACAGATAGCGAAAATTAGCCGGGCAGTTAGGCTCCACGACTTTCTTAAATAGCGAAACCTCTTTGGTGTAACAGTAGAAAGTCACCTGCGGTGTTTGCTCTGCAATTTGTAGCCATAACCTCAGATAGTCTTCGGAGTAGAAATCTCCCGCATCATGAATCCGAATAAACTTGCCCACCATTTTAGGCTTTTGCACCTCTGCGAGCATCTGATCGAACCAGCCTTGCGGGTCGTCTAGCGTGTACTCCAGATTAGCAATATGGCGACCCTTAACATTTGAGAAATTGTAAGTGCCGTTTCTGGCGTAACAGAAAGACGCACACGCTCCAGCATTAGGGCATACGTTCATAGTTTTACCGTTGGTCAGTCTTACCCCGAACGCGGGCAGAGTCCAGTTAAAAATTCCGTCAGGTTTTAGTTCGCTGTTTTGAGTTAGTAATTTCTTAGGTCGCATTAGTCAAGCCAGACCTGATACTGCGCAGTTACGCGCCCTTTAACTGGGTCGATGAAATGTAGTCTCTGCGAAGGCATACCACTCGCCGCCATTGAATCCCGTGCGTATCTGTTATCTGATTCAGTTGAGCCAGTCCAATAGAGATTAAAGTTTTTCTGTATTGGCTCTTGGGCATGACGGTGATAATGACCTAAATAAATGTCGTGAAAGTCGTAATCGTGCGCCCCTGCTTTCCATCTATTCGCCCCTGCTATCCACGCTGACGGGCTAGCGAATCCTGATCTACCCAACTCATCACCATGCATTAGTAACGCCCTGTAATTGCCGACTGCGACTTCTTGAATATCCTCTGGGCAGTCTCCCCATGTTAGGCGTTCTTCGTCTTTAAGAATTGTTCGCGCAAACTCGTAACACATTCTGTCCACGTTATCATTCTTCGGCACTTCTGCCCTCTTGCCACCGATACGCCCATGATTACCCCATTCGGCGATTACTGTTACTTTCTCAAAGTTAGCCAGCATAGCCCGCACGAAGTCCTCTAGTAATCTTGAAACCGTTGCGAACTGAGTAAAGAGACTGGCATCGATCGCCCAGAGTTGCGCGGGGTAGTTGAACAGTCCCTCGACCATATCTCCCCCGAACATGACGACGCACTCTTTGACCGGATGGTGCGCCCTCTGTAACTCTGTTAAATGCACGATCTTCTCGGCAAATTGCATCACGCGCCTACGCATTATTTCTGAGTTGTAACTGGTCGTGACCTTTGCACCCTGCCAGTCGGTCGAGTGAATTAGTGCGACCTCTGCGTTGATCTTGCGAGTGTCTTTCTGCGGTGTTGGTATTGGTTGAGGTTTGCCTAGTGCGATCGTCGCTTCATAGGCTCCCCGTAAAGTTGCGGCAACGAGTTGGTCGTTCCTGATCTTTGCGGCGGCTAGTTGTTTCTGAGCATTATTGAGCGCAGTCTGTAATTCCGCGAGTTGCTGGTTCTGCTCTGCCTCATCTAGTGCATCACTAAGACTCATCGACGCCCATAATTCCGCGCCCGTGAATTGTGTATCCGAGTTTGTCGTCCCAAGAATCTTCGTGCCACGGGTTATTTGTTAGCCTGATAGTTTTGAGCGCATCCATCATTAGCGCGACCTCGTAGGCTTGCAAGTCGTCTTGGTCTAATATCGCGCCCCACATCCTGCCGATACGGGTGAAGGCTATTTCTGCATCGCCGTAATCTTTCTGGCGTTTCTTTAGGATTTTCTTTATTTTTGACATTCGCATAACCCCCTGCGGTGTTTGTTCAGTTTCTCGTCGCCCATCTTGAAACCCTCAGAACGAAGCGCGGCAGTTAGAACAATTGTCGGTGTTCCTTTTTCAAGGTGAGTTAAAAACGCTTCTCGATCTGCCTCAGTCATTGACTCAATAAGCGCGGGTACGGTGCAGAATTTCTCTCTAGGCGGTTTGATCTTTGACTCGATCACGTCTGCTAGTGCCATAGGGTTGCCTTCCTCTAGTGAGGTCACCCTATCACGGCAAAACCCCCGCACCGTAATTAGTGCAGGGGTCTTGTTTGCTGACTAGATTGCACTCGCGCCAGCGGAGTATGAAATTGTGTTAATCCGATTAGATTAACGTCGGCAAGTTACCGATTGCCAAACCTTACACCAAGTTACTTCGGTGGGGTATTTTTATTGACTCCGTACTGTTCTGTAAGCGGGGTCAGGATTAAGGCTAGTGAAGTGATGACCGCACCTGCGAGAGCCTCAACTGGTTTACTGAGATGTACGGAATGTACATAAGTTACGCCAACTGTAAACGCTGACCCTAGCAACGCTACGAGCGCGTGCCGTAACTGTGGTGATAAATTGTCGAGCATAATTCTCCTTCTTTCTTTTTTTATTATTCTATCCATTTAGGTCGGACAACTAGGCGAACGGTTGTAGGCGCGCGGTGCTTCAGATAAACCCCATCGCCGTTTGCTTGGCTCCCGGTATTATCCCCGCCCGTGTTGCCCTCGACCGTATCTATTAAATGCGTGTTCTTGTTATAGCCTAATGCTATGCCTGTGTGTTCTGCTTTGCCGGAATGATCGAAGTCGAATAGCAGAATATCGCCCGCCTGAACCTGAGCGACTGGCACGGTTAGCCCTTTACCTTTAGCCCACGCCTCGAATGACTCGCACCCTGCATAACCTTTAGGCGATTGGTTAATCAACTTAGTTGCGCCCGCTTGATCGAAGCACCAACTAACGAACATCGCGCACCACGGTTGACCGTCTAGCCCGTACCACTTGCCGTATTTGGTTTTGTTTACTGGCAGTTCGAGAGTGCCGACCTCTGCTTTAGCGATAGCGATAACTTTGTCTGCTTGTTTACTGTTCAATTTTTGCCTTCATAACTTCCACGTCGATCTTGATCTGTTGCTGATTTTCGATAAGTTGATCGACTTTATTTATCAAACCAGTTTTGCCATCGTTGTAGAGGGCGTACATTATTTTACTGAGATCGTCTTGAATGCTCTCGGTGTGATTTTTTATTATCTGCTTTGCAATATATCCAAACCCTGCCAGCACCCCCGCACCTAGAAAGAAGTACGAGTAAAGAATAGAAGCCCAGTCGGTCTTAGACATTTGCGCCCTTTCGGGTTATTAGACTAGCGTAATAGTTTTAATTGTACCAGCGGAGTTAACGAATTTTAACGTGCTCGAAGTGGAGTTGTACCACATATCCCCGTTGCGATAATTAGTAGGGTCAGTAGCAACGATTGGCACCGTGAACCTTTGCGCGGTTTCTAGTTTGCGAATTCGAGAATATAAGTCGTCGAATATGTCGCGGATATTTGGTGGAAAGTTTAAGTAGCCCATCGCTCCCCCTAGTTAGATGTATTGGTGAGGGTAATCGTAACAATTTCAGGCGAGTTATTTTCTCCCACCGTCACGTTATACGCCACGATTCTATAAGTTGTATCTAATTGAGTTGGGAATCTATCGTCGAGAATCCTCACCCGTGCATCGTCGCCCACTTCATACGAGCCGAAGATCGGGTCGTTATTTGGCGAGATGGCGATCTTAATAGTTGTTGGCGGGTATGACACCACCGCGATTTGACCGTTGGCTAAGTTGCTGAGAAGTGTCGAATCTGAAACGTCTGAATAGTTAGCCTGTTCCTCTAGCAACGGCCAGCCTGACGCGATCTTTGTTCCATCGAACGCAGTAGAAACTAATCGACTCGGGTTAGTCCCTGCCCCTAATGCGTAAAGATAGTTAGCAGTTATCAGCCCATCTTCGGGGTAGGTGTATTCGATGATATTACCCGGCAACTCAAACACCGGAACAGTTGTCGAAGTTGCTGAATACTTGCGCCCATATCGCGGATAACCTAGTCGTAATTGTTTTGCAGGGTTTCCGCTTGAGTCATAGTAAACGTAGATATTGAAATCGAACCCAGTCGTCGATCTTGATAAATCTTGAACCAATGAGAACACGGTTTTGTATTCATAACCAAAAACAGTTCGACTAATCAGCACGCCGGAAGTTTCTGTGCCTACTGTTACCCCGATGTTTCCGTTTGTTGCTGACTGCGCGGTGTTAATAACTGACTGCACGGCGGTTAGTTGATCTGTGTTACTGAACACGACATCGCTAGTAATACGACGACGCTCGAAGTAAGACTCAAACTCTCTAGCGGTAAGTTTTAGAACCTGCCCCGTCGATGCGTACTCTCTACTCCAGAGAATCCCACCCCAAACTAGAGTGCCGTCACGATCTACATAAACGGCAATACGCGCGGGGATGGTTGCGGTTGCAACGTTAAGAGCAGTCGCATTAACTCCCGATAGTAAAAGTTCAGCCGTTAGTGTTCCTGACGTGTTAAGTTGCTGAGTAAAATTTACGTTGGTTATTGGTAACTCTGCGAGAATTGAGTTAGTCAGTAGATCAGCAAAAAGATAGCGGTAGTTAGCCATCCTGTTAGATTACCAGTTTTTGCCGTGAATGAATCCAACGCCAACCCCTAAGAGGAAGCCAAAGATTGCCAGAATCATTTTGTGGGTTTGACTTCTTTGCTGGCTTGAGCCGCTTGCTGAGCATCGTACATGTCTTTTCGCATTGAGGTGAATTCCTCGTTGCCGTGGTCTATGATGACGTATTCGACTGGTTTGCCTTCAAGGTTTTCCATTGTAATAAATGTTATTTTTTCCATTTTATAACTCCGCACTAATTCCGATGTAACTTGATGACGTTGAATTTGTTAGCACATAAGGTCGAAATTGTGTCAATCCTGAAGCAACGTTCACTTCTACGAATGTCCAATCATTGTTGCTTGATAACACTCCACTAATAACAGCCGAAGATGCGTTGGTTGTTGTAACTCCGTCATAAACAGTAAGAGTTGAGTATTCAAGTTGAGTTGAGGAAGAAGCATTTGTCCTCATGGTGACAGGGTTATGAATAGAAAATGAGGCTACCGTTGCGCTTTTACCAAGACCCATTCCAAAATTTGAAAATGCTAACCCCGGAGTTGTCCTCCAGTAGTACCTCTGACACGCGGCGAGTTCGCCTTGCACTGTTCCAGTAGCAGTTGAGAATGGTGTGGCTACTGAGCCGGATTCGAGTTGAACGCCCCACACTTGAAGGTTCATCCCCGTTGTCATTGTTGTTCTAATACCAATTTCAAAGTACGAACCTGTTCCAATAGTTTTTCCGCTAATGCTTGGAACGGCAAAAGTAAAAGAATAACGCTGCCAAGAAGAAGTCACGGTAAATGATGGTTGAGAAAAGTAATCAGCACTTCCACCCGTTCCAAAATACTGATGAATATAAACATCTTTGGTACGAGTTGAATCTGCTTTAGCCCAAAATGAAAGAGTTGCGGTTTGTCCTGCAAATAAGCGAACATCTTCTATGCGTTGATTCAAAAAATATGTTGTAGAAGTTCCAACTGAAGTGATCGCCGATTGCAAATAATATGCTCCCTCATATCCTGCAACTGGCGCTGTTCCCGGTGAAAATGCTTGTTGTGTAGTTGTAAATGTTCCTGTTCCATCTGCTTGAACGAACCAACGATCCGACGTATATCCAGAAGTAGTTGTAAAATTCGCCAACCCCGTCGCAGTACCACCAGCAGAGAATGTTCCGCTAGTTGTCGCGGCAATAGTGAATCCTGCTCCGCTTGCTACTGTGACAACACCTGCGCCATTCAAGGTAGTTGGTGTCATTCCTGTGACTGTTACGAATTGACCGACGACGAAGGAGTTGCTGACAACATAGGCGGTGGTGGCTCCAGAAGTTGCGGCGGTAATTGTTCCGGTTGTTGTTCCGTTGCTTCTCTGCCAAATACCAAAATCACCGTTAATAATCTTATTTTTACCAGCAGAAAAATTGCTTGTATAGCGCAAGCCTGTTGAAGTGGAACTATCTGCTACGAGTGTTTCCCCATTGTTGCCAGCGGTTAACACACCCAATGTGTCATTGGCTGTTCCAACCAGAATATCTCCCTTCGCATCAATATTGCTGATACTTGGGGTAGTCAATACTGGTGAAGTTAATGTTTTATTTGTAAGTGTGTCAGTCGTTGCCCTGCCGACGATGGTATCGGTTGAAGTAGGCAAGGTCAGTAGTCCAGTATTAGAGATGCTAGAAATGACTGGCGTAGTTAGGGTCTTGTTAGTTAGAGTCTGCGTTCCTGTCAAAGTTACGACGGGCAGGTTGGTCGTAGTGTTTACACGAAGGTCGGTAATGTTTGCAGTAACGATAGATGTGACGTTTGTGCCGACTGCGATCTGAGCCAATGCGATCGAGTTTGCAGGGGTTGAAGGTACGACAGGCGAAGCGGCAACAGTTCCAGCCACTACGTTAATCGCCACCGTGTTAGTAACGCCTGAGTAATAAGCATCGCTGACGGTTAAACAGACTAAATCAATGCGCGAGTTCACCGATGGCGCAGTTGTTATAGCGGTGTTCGTAGTCGCATCATTGTAAGCAACGTAAACCCCTTGCGTTGAGGTGCTGGTTCCTAAGATAGCCGCCCAACCTGCCGCAATGTTTACGCTCATGTTCGGCGTTCCATTTTGCGTTACTGCTAAGGATGACGTACCGATAATGCCAGTCGTCGCGTAGAGTGCCTGCATCGATAGTCTGTCATTTTCCGCAGGGTGTGAGCCGTTCTGTAACCAACTCGGCGGGGTTCTTAGTACCATCTTATCTCCTTAGATATACGCATTGTTCCATTGTACCGTTGCGTTTGTTATGCCGTAAGTAGTTCCTGTGCCATAGAAGTAAAACTGATTATTACCGGGTTGTGCCGCAAACCATGACGACGAGCCTAGCAATAGATTACGGGCAGGTGAGCCGTTGAGCAAGATTGTTCGGTACTGAAGATCGATAACGATAGTGTCAGATTGCACCATCGTGTAGTTAAAGTTCAACGCGCCACCTGTCGTCGAGTTTCCGACAACTGGGTTTATGATGGGTCCGTAAATTGTTATTAGTGGGTAAGTGTTTGTCCATCCTGCGTTATTTACAGTTACCGACGCAGTGCTTGACCCACCGCCATAACTTAGGTTGTATGTGCGGTTATAGGTACGCCCTAGCGGAGTCGTGTAGGTCATGGTCTGCGACTGGGTAGTGTTGTCGTAGTATCTAGGGTCAGGGCAGAAAAACTCAAAATCGGATTTGATATAACCGTAAGTATATTCAGGGTCGATAATTGTTTTGCGACCACGAACGCGAGCATTGACGTATTGCAGGCTATCCGCTGGTGATAGTTGGAATTGTAGCGGGGTCGTTCCTGTTTGCTGAGGATTAAGGCTTGCCTGTAATAAATTGTTATTCTGAAATGCGCTTAATCCATTGCCCGAGAGAACGAGCATCCTTATTATGATCGTGCGACCACTTAGAAAATCTCGACCCGAAAACATGCCATCTAGGTAGCCTCTGTTTGCATCTTGCACTCTAAGCGTTGGCAGACTTTCCAGACCTTCGACTTGCAAAACCTGAAACGGCGAGTTAGCCCCACCAAACACGAAGCCATTAAACGCGAACGAGTAGTTGTTTAGCGAAGTTACGGTCGCCATTTATAACCCCCTCGTAAATTGCTGACCAATAGCGGCGGTTCCCATCGGAATAATTGCAGGGGCAGACACTCCCTTAAACGCAGACACCCACGCATTAGGGTCTGAGAAGTTCACGCCTGTCGCGGTTGCGTAGTTATTTATTATGACGGGGTTTTGCGATTGGTTAATCAAGTTAGACCCTGAGCCATACTGCCCTGTTACTGTTGGTGCTTTACCGCTTACGCTTGTCTCGAAGTTCGTAATGCTCTGGGTTGATTGACCCAACTCTTTTAACTTTGTAGCGGTGTCCTCTAGTTTTTTCTGTAGCGCATCGAGTTTTGTCATAGACGAATCCGATATTGATTTTATTGCCGCGTCGTAATTTTCCTGAGCATTTTTTAAGGCAGTCGCCAGAGTTTCGTCTGCTTTTTGCAGTTGCGTATTCATTGAATCGTTAGCCGCTTTTATTGTTTTGTCTCTAGATTTTGCGGCATTTTCTTGCACTTTATTAAATGCGTCTTGGGCTTTGTCTAACGCATCTGCAAGGTTTGAGGCGTTATCTGCCAACGATGTTTGTAAGTCTTTATTATTCTTGGCTATTGATTCCTCGAATGTCTTTGCATTATCCGCGTATGCAGTTTGCATCGACTTCGCGTTGTCTGCAAGTGCTCCCTGCAATAGTTTGCTATTTTCTGCGAGCGACTTTGCAAGTTCAACAGGTACAGATCGATACTCTTTCAGCATCGCGTCAGTAGCAAAATGCGCCCCGTCGTTCATCTGCGTTGCTAGTGAATCCATGCCAGTTTGCGAGACTTCGTTTATCTGATCGTACAGAGTTTTAATCGATGCCTGAGCATCAGGGCTTGCGGTTAGTATTGACTGCGCTAACGCATCCCCTTGCGTCGGTCCCTGCGATATGACTTGGCTAATGAACGACTGGTTGTAACCCTTTGCGGCTAATAGCCCTGCATCTTTTTGCAACTTCAGAACGCCCGCTAGTTGATCTTTTAGCGATGCCGTTAAACTTTCTGCGGTTCCCCCACTATCCTTAAACATTGTCGCGATGTCGATCTTTGTCGCGCTTTGCCAGACTGAGGTCATAGCGTCGATCGATTTTTGTATGATTGATTTCTGTTTATCGGCGGCGGCTTGTATTAGTGCAGAGTTCTTGTCTTGGTATTGCTGTTGGATTTTTAACGCTTGGTCTGCATACTGTTTAGCGATAGCGTTTTCTTGTTCTGCATATTTTTTAACGATAGCGTCGTTTTGTTCTGCGTGTTTTTTACGAATGTCTGTTGCTTGGTCTGCGTATTGTTTTTTAATATCGGCGACTTTTTCTTCATGATCTTTAGTCGCACTTTCAATCGCTTCGTTGTAGTTATCCGTAGCGCTCTTAATTGCATCGGCATTTCTTTCGTTAATGTCTGCAATTTTTGCTTT